CCGTTTAGTGCGGCAGTAAGTTAATAATTAATTTAGTGTGGGCCTTCGGGCCCATGCTCAAATTTTAAGGAGAACAAAAATTATGAAGGGTGACGTAAAAGCAGTTAGAGTTTCAGCGACAGGAGCAGTTTTTGCTGGCAGAACTAGATTAAGAGGAATGATTTTAGCTTCTGATGGATCTGGAGCTGGATCAATAACTTTGCAAGACAACTCTGATAGCACAACTTTATTTCAAGGAGATTGTCCTGAAGGTGATGTTTTTTCATTTAACATACCTGAAGATGGAATTTTATTTCCAGGTGGAATGAAAGTTTCTGCAATTGCTAATTTAGTAGGCGCAACGCTATTGATTGATAAGTAGGAGGTTAAATGGCTAACACTACCTCTGGTACAGTTATATTTGATAAGAATTTTTCTATAGATGAAATAATAGAAGATGCTTATGAAAGAATAGGATTACAGGGCTCATCTGGTAATCAGATGCGTACTGCAAGACGTTCTTTAAATATAATGTTTCAAGAATGGGCAAATAGAGGTCTTCATTATTGGGAAGTTGCAAACAACAATATTACTTTAGTTGCTGATCAAAAAGAGTACACTATGTTTAGATCAACAGGTGATGGCACATCTGATGCTACAGCTGTTTATGGAGTAGATGATGTATTAGAAGCGTCTTATAGAGCATCAAATATTGATACTCCCTTAACAAAAATAAATAGGTCTACATATCAAGCATTATCTAATAAATCTTCTACAGGTCAACCCACACAATATTTTGTTCAAAGATTTATAGATAAAGTAACTATAACTTTATATTTAACACCTGGATCTAGCGAGGCAGGTAATTTTTTAAATTATTATTATGTGAAAAGAATTCAAGATGTAGGTGACTACACAAATGCAACTGATGTTCCATACAGATTTGTACCTTGTATGGTATCAGGATTAGCTTTTTATTTAGCTCAAAAATTTAATCCACAACTTGTTCAACAAATGAAACTTTTATATGAAGATGAATTAAACAGAGCACTACAAGAAGATGGTTCTTCTTCTAGTTCATTTATAACACCAAAAACTTATTATCCAAATGTCTAAATTATCTAGTGGAAAATTTGCAAAAGCAATATCAGATAGATCAGGTATGGAATTTCCATATCAAGAAATGGTAAAAGAATGGAATGGATCTTTTGTGCATATTTCGGAGTTTGAAGCTAAACAACCACAATTAGAACCTAGAAGATATACAGGTGATCCTCAAGGATTAATGAATGCTAGACCGGCAAGAACAGAACCAGCCACACAAAATTTATTACCTGGCAATCCTTTTAGTCTAACAAGCGGATCTGCAAGTGTTACAGTAACAGAGCCAAATCATGGCAGATCAAATAGTGATACAGTTAGATTTAGAAATGTAGGTGGCAGCCCTGGAGGATTAGCTTATACAGTATTTGAAAATGCTTCAGGATTTAGTATAAGTAGTGTAACAACTAATACTTACGTATTTGATTGTGGATCAAATGCTACAGTAACAGAAAAATCAGGAGGAGACTTTGTTACAGCAGGACCTGTAACACAGCAAGCATAATGGCAGGATTAAGTTACGATGATTTAGTTACAAACATTAGAAACTACACAGAAGTAGACGCTAATGTATTAACTACAGCAGTTTTAGAAAACATTATTTTAAATTCACAATATAGAATAATGAGAGATATACCCATTGATGCTGATAAAAAACAACAAAGTGGTAATTTAGTTACAGGACAAGAAACAATTAATGCACCAGCAGGGTGTTTATATGTAAGAGCTATACAGGTTTATGATTCTACTTCTGCTATAACTGGACCAAATGATTTTTTGTTAAAAAAAGATATTTCATTTTTACAAGAATATGTTCCATCAACAGAATCAGCAAAAAGAGGCAAACCTAAATACTATGCTATGTTTGGTGGCGCCACAGGTAATACAGATACTACATCAGGCAGAATGATGTTTGCCCCGGTTCCTGATACAACTTATAAATTTAGAGTGCATTATGACGTAATGCCAGCTACTTTAGACTCAAGCAATACAACTAATTATATTAGCCTTAATTTTCCAAATGGGCTATTATATGCATGTTTAGTAGAGACATATGGATTTTTAAAAGGTCCAATTGATATGTTGACACTATACGAAAATAAGTATAAACAAGAGGTAGAAAAGTTTGCTGCAGAGCAAATTGGTAGACGAAGAAGAGACGATTATACTGATGGCGCTGTTCGAATACCAATACCTTCAGCCAACCAGTAGGAGAAAATATTATGGCAATTACATCAGCAGTTTGTACAAGTTTCAAACAAGAAATTTTAGTTGGAACACATAATTTTACTGCATCAAGCGGTAATACTTTTAAAATAGCTTTATATACAAGCTCTGCATCTTTAGGAGCTTCAACAACAGCTTACTCAACATCAAATGAAATATCAAATACATCAGGATCTGCATATTCTGCAGGAGGTGCCACTCTTACAAGTGTAACACCAACAACTTCAGGAACAACTGCGATTTGTGATTTTGCAGATGTAAGTTTTACAAGTGCAACATTTACAGCGAATGGTGCATTGATTTACAACGACGATCAATCTGACAAAGCCGTTGCAGTTATAGCATTTGGTGGAGATAAAACTGTAACAAGTGGAACTTTCACAATTCAATTTCCAACAGCAGACGCATCTAACGCGATCATAAGAATAGCGTAAGGGAGAACAACGGATGTCCGTTGACAGAACATTTACAGTCACGGTCGTAAGCACCGGTTCTGGCAATAAATATTTTATTGATGGAGTTCAACAACCTACTTTAGAATTAGTTGAAGGTGCTACTTTTAGATTTGATCAATCTGATAGTTCAAACAGTACTCACCCTTTAAGACTTTCAACAACAAGCGACGGAACACATGGTGGTGGAGACGCATATACAACTAATGTGACAACAAATGGAACTCCAGGATCATCTGGAGCCTATACTCAAATTCAAGTAGCTTCAAGCGCACCAACTTTATATTATTATTGTACAAATCACTCTGGCATGGGTGGTCAAGCAAATACTCCTGACGCAGATTTTTGGGGCGCAGGTAATTGGAGTGCTAATCTTTGGGGTATAAGTGAGGCTTTTACAACAGGTTGGGGTGCAAAAAGTTGGGATTCTTCTGGCTCATGGGGAGACATGGGTGATGAAACAATTTTTCCATCAGGCTTTGGTTTAACTTCATCTATTGGATCAGTTACTGTAGATGCAGAAATAAATACTGGATGGGGTAGAGCAGCTTGGAATGATGATGCATGGGGCATTCAAGGTGATGTACTATTAGATGGTCAAGAAGCAACAGCGAGTGTGGGATCTATTTCACCTGCTGATGTTATGGGATTAACTGGTGTATCATCAACAGTAAGTATTGGATCACCAACAATTTTAGGAGATGTAACAGTATCATTAACAGGTCAATCTGCAACAGCCTCAGTAGGATCAATTACTCCTGATCAAACAATAATGGGATTAACTGGTTTATCATCAACATCAAGTGTAGGATCTATATCCCCTGCAGATGTTATGGGACTAACTGGTGTTTCTGCAGAATTTAGTCTTGGACAAACAAATCAAAATAGTAATCCACTCGTAGGTTTAACAGGAGTTTCAGCGACTGCTTCTGTGGGTTCTTTAGCTCCTGCTGATGTTATGGGATTGACAGGAGTCTCAGCAACTGGTAGTGTTGGAACATTAACTCCTGCAGATGTAATGGGATTAACGGGAGTTGAAGCAACTGCTTCAGTTGCAGGTTTTGGAACTGCTGATGGTTTTGGAATTCAAGCATATCAAGCTATTGACACAGGTTCTAATACAAGTTATACAGACGTAGCAGCGTAATAGGAGATAAAAAATTATGGCATCAACATATACACCTCTTGGTATAGAACTTCAAGCTACTGGTGAAAACGCCGGTACATGGGGTACAAAAACAAATACTAATTTACAAATTTTCGAACAAATCTCAGGTGGATTTACACAACAATCAATTGCTGGTGGTGCACAAACTACAGCTTTATCTGTTTCTGATGGAGCAACAGGTGCTGTTCTCTCTCACAGAATGATTGAGTTTACAGGTACGATTACAGGAAATCAGATCGTAACTATTCCAATTGACGTTCAAACTTTTTATTTTTTAAGAAATTCAACATCAGGTACATACACTGTACAATTTAAATATGCCTCTGGATCAGGATCTACTGTAACTTTTGCAACGACTGACAAAGGCGATAAAGTTGTTTTTGCATGTGCAGATGATGGGACAAATCCAAATATTAAAGAACTTCCAAATGGAGATGTAACTCTTACTGGAACACAAACTTTAACAAACAAAACTTTAACTAGCCCTGCAATAGGCACTTCTATTTTAGATACTAATGGAAATGAATTAGCTTTGTTAACAGCAACAAGTTCAGCTGTTAACGAAATTACATTAGCAAATGCTGCAACTGGAAATGGTCCAATTATTTCTTCGACAGGTGAAACAAACGTTGATTTAAATTTAAATCCTAAAGGATCAGGAGTTCTAAAATCAGGATCATCTGCAGTTAAAATAGCAGGTAAAGAAACTATTTGGGTTCCAGCAACTGCTATGTATCCTAATACTACAAACGGATGTGCAGATCTTGCTCAAACAGAATTATCAAATGGCCCTGAACTTAAAACTTTAGATTTTGATAAAACTTCAGATGAATTTGCACAGTTTGCTGTTGCGTTTCCTAAATCATGGAACGAAGGCACAGTAACTTTTCAAGCATTTTTTACAGCAAACTCAACAGACACGGGAACAACATCGTGGGCTTTGCAAGGTGTTGCATTAGCAGATAATGGAGATTTAAATACTGCTTTTGGAACTGCAGTCGCACCTACTGCAAAAGCTATGAGTGGCACAGCAAACGATTTAGCAGTAACAGCAGAAAGTGGAGCGGTAACTATAGCTGGTTCACCAAGTACAGATGAATACGTTTTCTTTCAAATATTTAGAGACGTTTCAGCAGATGATTTAGATGCTGATGCAAAACTATTAGGAATTAAATTATTCTTTACTACTGACGCTGCTAACGACGCATAATAGGAGTTAAGAATGAAAAACATTGACACGCCTTTAATAGTTGGAAAAGGTCATAAGAAAAAAGACGATAAAAAGAAATCTTTTGGATATCAAATATTAGGTTTTGGAGGAGGCTCTGTTCCTAAAAAATACATTGTTGCTTGTGGTGGTGCACAAACTGTAACAGATGGAGATTTTAAAATTCATTTTTTTACTTCTGACGCTACATTTACTATCTCTTGCGCAGGTAACTCAGCTGGTAATAACGTTCTTCAGTATTTAGTTATAGCAGGCGGTGGTGGAGCGGCCGGGCCCGGAATTGGATCGGGGGGCGGAGGCGGAGGCGGCCTTAGACAATTTTTAGGTATATGCAATCCATCTATGCCAGAAGATTTAAGCGCTCCTGCAGGTTTAACATTAGCAGCTCAATCATATCCTATTCAAGTTGGAGGTGGTGGTTCATCTCAAAATAACGGTGAAGATTCCATATTTGGTCCAATTACATCTGCTGGAGGTGGAGGTTCAAATCCATCAGGAACATCTGGAAGTTTTGGTGCAGGTAAAAATGGCGGATCGGGTGGCGGAGCTTCAGGAGGAAGTTATCCTTCACCTCAAAGTCCATCTGCTCCTGGAGGAACAGGTAATACTCCTCCCCAAACTCCACCTCAAGGTAAAAATGGTGGTAATGGATATATTGGTTACCCTGGATGTCATGGAAATCAAGGTGGCACAGGAGGCGGAGGCGGATCAGCTAGAAGCAATGGATCAAGTGTCCCATCTCCAAACCCAGCTGATTATCAAAGAGGTGGTAGAAATGGAGCACATGGATACGCTATCGCTAATTCTTTTTTTGGTCCAGCAGCACCTAGTTATGGTGAGGTTAATCCATCTTATTCTTGCACTAGAAGTTTTACAGGTGGCGGCGGAGGTGGCGTAATGCCTTCTACACCACAATATCCAAAAGGTGGAGGAACTGGCGGATATGGGGGCGGAGGAGACTCAGCGGGAGCACCTTTCTGGCCATCTACACCACAAGGTCATCAAAACGGCGACACTAATAGAGGCGGCGGTGGCGGCGGAAATGGTGGATCGGGAGGTTCGGGTTTAGTAGTAATTAAATACAAATTTCAAAATTAAATTATGGCACACTTTGCAAAATTAGATACGGACAATACAGTTTTAGGAGTACACGTTGTAGCAGACAATGACTGTTTAAAAGATGGTGTTGAAGATGAAGCAACAGGTATTTCATTTTTAAATAATGTGCATGGTTGGGAAAAATGGAAACAAACTTCTTACAATGCTACAATTAGAAAAAGATTTGCAGGTATGGGAGACACTTACGATGAAACTAGAGATGCTTTCATAGCACCTAAACCATTTCCTTCATGGGTATTAAACGAAACTACTTGTGAGTGGGAAGCACCTGTAGGTAAAACAACTTATTATCTTTTAGAATTAAATAGCGATGGGACTGGTCCAGGCACTTTTACAGAACATGACGCTGAAGGAAACCCAGTTGAAGCT